GAAAGTGCTGACCCAGACATCAGCACGTCCGGTCTGCGACAGGATCCATCCGAGCAGGCCGAGCGTGTGAAGTCCGTTACCGAGGAAGTACTGGTGCGACTGGCGCGTGAGCGGCTGCAATATGTCATCAATTCTCCTGCCCCTGCTCATTGTCTATATCCTTATCATCGGTGGAATCGGCATTTTCTGACGGTTCAACCGTCTCAGATGGTTTTTCCTCAGGGAAAACGACACCGGCATCCGTAAGTTTCTGACGGAGGTCATCACCGATAATCTCGCCACTGTTGAGCAGCAGCTGAACCCGATCCATTACACTTTGGAGTGAAGTGTTGTAGTCCAGGATGGTTTTGTCGTCTGCATCGTCTGCGAGAGCTGCCTTTCTTTTATTAAGAAGCTTATCATCTTTGACAGCCTTGCTCAGATAGCTGCGAGCGTTGGTAATGGCTTTGGCGTAGTCAACAGGCGTGGTCTCTTTTTGTGCGGTTTCATCGCTATTCTCGATGACGTAATCATCATATCTTGCGAACTCCGACTTGTACTTATACCACGTCTCTTTGAGTGCGTTGAGCGACTCCGCACGGTCGCACGGTTCCTTAATATCCTGACAGGTATAATACAAAGCCTTGATTTTCTTCCACCGCTCAGCGTTCTGTTCCCAGATAGCCTTGATGCTATCCGGCAGCTGGTCGTGGTCAGCACGCTTACCTTTATGCAGAGGCAGGTCCTGCTCTTCATCAGCTTTATCCTCATTGTCTTCTGGCTCAGATTCTACGGCTGCCTGCAGTTCACCAAGCAGTTCTTTCGTCTGACGTTGTACGTCTTCAAGCGTCTGTCCACGCTGTCTGATTGGTACGAACTTCTTCAGCTCGTACACGACAGTGGACTCGAAACGCTTTGGGTTGGTCAACACCGTCAGAAAGAGCTGGCGGTTCCGGTTGAGCTGCAAGAGCAGTGTGGCACCACTGATAATGTCCTCGTTAGTTCTTTCGGACATATCCAAAAAATCATTAAGCCTCTGTGTAATTGAGTTGTCGATTGGCATGATTTAGAAATATTTTCAATGTTACTAAAAGGGGGCGGTCTCACGATCACACGTGAGGACCGCCCCCGCATCTATATATATATGAGAAGAGATGTCTTTGTTATCCTGAATCAATCTTCTCACCTTAGCTGCCAGTACCGGCAGAGCCTGACGCATCCTTACCTGTCGATGCCGCAATTTTACCTGTAGCACCATCGATGTCGCCATCAGTGGTATGGATCTTACCCGTATAGAAAGGAGCGGCGCAGTAGTCGGTAGCAGATGCCTCCACGGTAGTAGTGTTGGCATCTGTCGGCGAAGCACCGGTATCCTGTTTGAGCGACAGTTCGGCATCGAAGTCTTCATTACCAATGATGCGGTACTTTCCGTTGCGCTGTGGCACAAGGAAGACCATCTCATCGTTGTTCATCTGATTGATAAGACCTGTTGCCTCCTCCTCGGTTCCGGGGATGGCTATTGTTACCTTATTGAGGAAAGTCTTGGCGCCATCCGTGCCCTGGTTCTCAACTTCAATCTTACCGTTGTTCTTGACTATACCAATCTTATAGAAGTATTTGTCAGCGGCAAGAACGAAATCCCCCTTAGTCTGGGCAGCTTCTTTAAGGTCGGCTGGTGCTTCACTTACAGCAGGATAAGAGAGAATGTCTCTTTTTGAAGTGGTATACACCCAATCACGTATGCCCGGCAGTTTCTTTTGTCCTGGGCATTTCTCCAAATCTGCATAGACGGATGGATTTTTAGTGCATTTTGCCATATCTTTAAGTTCTTTAAATCGTTAAGTAAC